TACACCTGACCTGATTATGGATGGTAAGGTAGATGATGTTAAAACTGCTAGTCCTTGGTCTTACGAAAATAAGTTCAAGGACTACAACACTTTGTATGAGAATGACAGCTTTGGTTATGTAGCACAACTAGCAGGATATGCAAAGGCATGTGGAGTAAAGCCTGGTGGTTGGTGGGTTATCAACAAAGCCAATGGAGATTTTAAATACATACCTGCATGGGGGTTGAATGTTGATCACAATATAGAGAAAGCTAACACACTTGCACAGGAGTTAGATAAAAACTATTTTCGGAGAGTCTATAGTGATGAGCCAGAAACCTATCGTAAAAAACTTACAGGTAATCGTAAGTTATGTCGGGAGTGTGGATGGTGTAGCTATAGGAATGAGTGTTGGCCTAATCTAAAAGAAAGACCATCAGTAGTATCGAGGGCAGAAATCCCTCCGATGGTAGCTTATACGGAGTTAAACAGTGTTCAATGGTAAGGCATATGCAGCTGCTAGGAGAAGGGGGGTTCGTAGTGGACTAGAAAGAAAGATACAAGAGCAGTTAAAAGAGCAGGGTGTAAAAGCTAAGTATGAACCGTTAAAAATTGAGTGGGAAGATTTAGCATACAGAAAATATACACCTGACTTTATATTGCCTAATGGGATTCTTATTGAATCCAAAGGGCTGTTTACTCCAGTTGATAGGAGAAAACATTTGTTAATTAAGAAACAGCATCCGAACTTAGATATACGATTTGTATTTGAGAATAGTAGAAGAAAGATTAATAAGATTTCTAAAACTACATATGCAGATTGGTGTGACAGATATGAGTTTCAGTATGCTACAAAAGAAATACCAAACGATTGGATTAATGAAATAACTAAAGTTAATAAATTAATTAAAGAAAAATTTATTGAGTTTCCAAATGAAAAGAAAGGGTAAGCAAATGATAAAAGTTCCAAATCCAGTAGTACGAGATATGATTAGGAATCCTAATAGGTCTAATAAAGTTCATGGAGATAAGTATAGGGGTGTTATGGATAGGATTCTTAAGAAAGAAGTACAACAAGAACTTAACTTTAAGGATTGATTATGGCTGTGGAAACTGAGACATTTGATTTAGAAGATGATGGTATACCTTTACAAAAAGATGATACGGCTGTGGTGCTTAGACCTAGTTTTAATGAAGACGGCACATGGGATACTACTGTACATGTTAATGCTGTTAAGATGCCAACTGAAAAACTTGATGATGCAGATGCGGATTATCTTTTAGAAGTAACACATGCATTAGTAGCTTGCTTTCACTTAATAAATACAGATCCTGCATTTGCTTATAAAGTGAGTAAAGAATTATCTAATATGGATATAGATGATGCAAAGTTTGAGAAATCAAAAAACAATATAATACAGTTAAGTAGGTGGACTAAAACTGAGGGTAATGCATAATGAGTTTGTACGGAGAGTATTTAGGAAATGTTCGTAAACAAATGGAAGAAGAAACTAAAGTTTGTGATGACTGTGGAGAAGTGCATGGTGAAGAAGCACCTCCTTTTAAAGAAACACCTTCTTTGGATATGGTTAATCACCCAGAACATTATAATAAAGGTAAGTATGAAACCTATGATGTAATTGTGGATACATTAGGAAAGTATGAAGCTATATCTTATTGTCAAGGTAATATACTTAAATACATTATGAGGATGTGGAATAAAGATAAGCCTCTACAAGATGCAGAAAAAGCAGAGTGGTATTTAAAAGCTATGATAAAGTTATTAAAAGAAACTAAGGGAGTCAACTGGTAATGAAGTATGACAAAATAGAAATTGATGTAACTCGAGATACATTATTAACTGAACAGGCAACACAACTCTTGAGAGATTATTACATGTTAAGTTCAGAAGTATCTCCACAAGAGTCTTTTGCTAGGGCATCGTTAGCATACTGTGATGGTGACTATGATTTTGCTCAAAGGATATATGAATATGCTAGTAAGCAGTGGTTTATGTTCTCTAGTCCTGTTCTTAGTAATGCACCGATGCCTGGGGAACCTTTTAAAGCACTGCCTATTAGTTGTTTTCTAACCTATGTAGGAGATACGTTAGAAGACTTAATCTCTCACAATACAGAAGTTGCATGGTTGTCTGTCAAGGGTGGTGGGGTTGGTGGTCACTGGTCTGATGTAAGGGCAGTCAGTGATAAAGCTCCAGGGCCAATCCCATTCCTCAAAGTTGTAGATAGTCAAATGACTGCATATAAACAAGGTAAAACTAGAAAGGGAAGCTATGCTGCGTACATGGACATTGATCATCCTGACATCGTTGAGTTTATTAATTTTAAGTTGCCTACTGGCGGTGATGCTAATAGAAAGTGTTTCAACTTATTCAATGCTGTTAATGTTACCGACAAGTTTATGAAACGATTAGAAGCTAATGAGATGATCGAACTAACAGATCCTCATACAGGTCTATATCGAGATAGGATTTCAGCTAGAAAGTTATGGGAGAGAATTTTAGAAGCTAGATTTAGAACGGGTTCTCCATATTTAAATTTCATTGATACGGCTAACAGAGATTTGCCAAAGCCTCTCAAGGCATTGGGTTTAAAAATACACGGTAGTAATTTGTGTAATGAGATTCATTTGCCTACAAATAAAGATAGAACTGCTGTATGTTGTTTGTCTTCAGTCAACTTAGAGAAGTATGATGAGTGGAGATCCACTCCTATGGTAAGGGACTTGATTCGTTTTCTGGATAATGTGCTACAGACATTCATTGATAATGCTCCAAGAGAAATAATTAAAGCTAAGATAAGTGCATTAAGAGAAAGGTCATTAGGGTTGGGGGCTATGGGATTTCATGGTTACTTACAAAAGTACAATACACCATTTGAAAGTCCTGTAGCTAAGTCATTAAACAACAGAATATTTAAGCATATAAAAAATGAAGCCTTATTGGAAACAAAGTTACTTGCAACAGAACGTGGTTCTCCAGGTGATCTTCATGGTACTGGTCTTCGTAACGCACATCTTCTTGCTATTGCTCCTAATGCCAATAGCAGTATTATTTGTGGTTGCACAGCTAGTATCGAACCTGTTAAGTCGAATGCGTATGTTCACAGGACAAGAGCAGGATCACACTTAATTAAAAATAAATATTTATCTACAGTGCTAGATAAGTATGATATGAATGATGAAACTACATGGAAAAGTATCATTAACCATGAGGGTTCTGTTCAACATCTTGAGAATCTTACAGATTTTGAAAAAGATATTTACAAAACTGCATTTGAACTTAATCAGGAATGGGTTATCGAACATGCAGCTGATAGACAAAAGTACATATGTCAAGGACAATCTGTTAATCTATTCTTTCCTGCAGGAAGTGATAAGAGTTATGTCAACTCTGTTCACATTCGGGCATGGAAGAGTGGCTTGAAAGGGTTGTATTATCTCCGTACTTCTTCTGGCAACCAGGCTGAGAAAGTGGGTACACAAGTTCAACGTCAAGCATTGAAAGATGCAGAGGAGTGTATAAGCTGTCATGGATAGAAGAAAAAAATTTGATTACGAATTGTTCAAGCAGAACGATAAACTTGCTAGAGAGGTAGGTAAAGCTTACTGGAAATCTAAAGGTAAAACTGCTATAGATAATCCAGATAGATATGGCCCCGATCTAGTTGTTGATGGAGAATTTTATTGTGAAATGGAAATCAAACGTGCATGGAAAGGTAAAGAGTTTAAGTACAGAACATGCCAGATACCACATAGAAAAGCTAAGTATCTGGACAAAGATAAGTACGATAAGCCGACACATTTTCTCATTCTTAATAATGAACAAGATTATGCCTTTTACATTATGGATGAAGATGTGGCTTCATCGCCAGTAGTTGAAGTACCTAACAAGTATGTACCATCTGGTGAGATGTTCTTTCAAGTACCATTAGATAAATTAAACTTAGTGGAGTTATCAAAAGATGTTCGTCAAGACAACGACTAATAAAACAGCTAAAACTAAAAAACCAATAGACTCTACAAAGGTAGAGATAATAGAGTGGGAAGATGCCCAGGCAGAAGCAGGGTGGTATGGAGATGACATACAACCAGAACTTGCAAAGGTTACTACTGTAGGGTTTGTAATAGCAGAAAATAAAAAGGCAGTGTGTATTGCATCTACAATATCATTGCCTGACAGTAATGCACATTTGCATATTCCTAAAGCATGGATTAAGAAGAGAAGAAAGATGAGTATTGTAGATCCTAAGAAGACATCTCCAACTACTGGAATTTACAACACAGGAGATGGAGTACTGTAAAATGTTAATTGAGATAGATGAAGTTCTATCGACTAAAATTACAAAGCAATCTTTAAAACAAACATACGAGGATATAGAAAAAGAGATACAAGAATACAAAGTAGGTTCAAGAGTCCCTCTGACAGAGATACAGCAAGAAGACCTTGCACAACTTTTGAAGATGCAAAAAGCCCTACGACCTGTACTAGATTGGTACACAGTCGGGGGTAACTTTTTAGTCGAATATGAGGAAGATAATAAAATTAAAAAAAGAAAAAAAACATAGTGCTTGTTCTTAATTAATAAAGCCGACTCAAGTTAATATTTATAAACCTATTAGATAATATCGTTAATAATTTTTGTAAGTTCTGTTTTTAATGTTTTTGAACTTATATTAACTTTGTTTATCCATTTTCTAATAAACTTTTGTAACTGAATATAATCCACTTGGTATTCTTGATAATCTTTACACCAACTACCATCTGGATCACGATTAGCATTACTAATTTCTACACGATTTAATGCTTCTTCAAGTATCCCTTCATCAGTATAATAGTTTCTTATACCTTTTGGTGTACCATCGTGTAAACCATCTTCTGTATCAATTTCAGTAAACTGATAATCTAATGCTTGACACTTTAAACAATCATTGACGATTCTCATGTTTTTATTATTTTCCATAATAATTCTCTCTTTCTTTATTAGAGAGTCGGCTTTATTAAATTTTTAAAGAACAATTTACTACACTTACAATTCATAATACCACAACCAAACCTGTTTGTCAACTAATATTTTTTTAGTAAATAAAATAATAACCTTAAAAAAAAGACTTGAAATAGTTGCATTTATGAATACAACATAATATACTTTAATCAACATGTTTTTCATGTTTTTTCCTAAGTTCTTGGGGTACGTCCAGTACCCCTTTTTTTTCCCTTACAATGAGAGGAGCAAGTATGAGTCTTACAGAACATTCAAAAGTATATAAACCATTTAAGTATCCCTGGGCAGTTGAGTTTGCTGTTAAATCAGAGAAAGCTCATTGGGGAGAATGGGAATGTAAACTACAGGATGATGTAGCTCAATGGCAATCTGGTAAATTGACTGACAAAGAAAAAAATCATATCACTCAAATACTTAGATTGTTTACACAGAGTGATGTGGCTGTAGGTACAAATTATCTGGAGCATTACATACAGAAATTTAAGAACAATGAAATCAGAGCTATGCTAACTAGCTTTACAAATAGAGAGTTTGTGCATCAACGTAGCTATGCCCTACTCAATGATACTTTAGGATTACCTGAAGAAGAATACTCTGCTTTCTTAGAGTATGAGCAGATGAGAGATAAGATTGAATTTATGACAGACATGGATACTAACTCAGTTTCAGGATTAGGTAAGGCTATTGCCCGATCTGTAATGAATGAAGGTATGTCCCTTTTCTCAGCCTTTGTCATGCTCTTAAACTACCAGAGGTACGGCAAGATGAAGGGCATGTGTGAGATTGTAGAGTGGTCTGTACGAGATGAGACAATGCACTGTGAAGGCATGGTCAAGTTATTCAGGGAATACTGTAAAGAACACCCTAGAATAGTCAATGATCAGTTTAAAAAAGATATATATCAGATGTTCAGGGATGGTGTGGCCCTGGAGGATGCTGTTGTAGACACGGCATTTGAGATGGGAGCAGTCGAGGGATTGTCAGCAGCTGATGTAAAACAATATATCCGATACATAGCCGACAGAAGATTAATACAACTAGGTTTGAAAGGTAACTTTAAAGTTAAGGAGAACCCCCTAGAGTGGCTCGATTGGATTGTGGGTGGGGATACCCTAAAGAACTTCTTTGAGGGCGTTGTGACGGACTACAATGCCTCTGGGATGGTAGGTGATTGGGGATGGTCTACAACTAAAGAAAAAATAGCTGCATAAATTTTTGAGAATCGTCATTCTTATCTCGTCTTTATAAGGGAGAGGGAAGTAAATCTCTTTCATTTAACTTTGAGGAGTTTATTATGACGAGCAAGAAGACAGCACCCCAGGATGAGGTCAGAATCATCCTACACGTTCCTGGTAAAGTTATAGACTTAACTAAGGAGTTCCCTAAACTAGGTGAAGTAGTTTCACGAGTGGTAAATGATAAGCTTTTAAATGAATATTTAAGAGTTACATATCATTCACATAAGATTACTAAAAAACCTAGGAAGATAGGACAAGGTGTGTATAGTGAGTCTACACACTCAGGAGTTTTGGAAATGCCTGTAGTAAAGACTATAGAGTTTCATTCTGATTATGTGACTTACGATCCTAAACATACAGACGAAATGTATAAGTCAAAAGATTTTAAGGGCTGACTAAACTAGGGGCTTCGGCCCCTTTTTTATTAAGGAGCATTAAATGATAAAGTTAATATTACTTCTACTAGTCATACTATTTAACCCAACATTTGCAGGTAATGCAAAGTTAGGTGAAGCAAAGTTCATGCAGAACTGCAAACAATGTCATGGCCCTGCAGGTATGGGGATGGCTAGTTACCCAAAGGTATCTGGTAACAGTATTGAGTATACGATAGATAGGTTACAAACTTATAGGGATGGTATTGAGGTTGGGCCTAACTCTGCATTAATGATAATGATGGCTAGGCCTTTGTCGGATACAGATATTGAGAACTTAGCTGAGTATTTAAAAGAAGCAAAAAGGTAGTTATTTTAAAGGCTTTGTAGGTAGTATATATTCATAATTTCTGTGCTTTTCATACTCACCTGTCTCTTCTATACTTTTTCCTTTGCCCTCTCTCTTACGATACTCTTCATTTATTAACACTCTATCTTGAGGGGATAAGGATCGGTATTTAATATACTCTCTAGCTTTTAATCCTTTTACAGGGTCAATATCCATATAGGTTCTCTCTATTAGCAACTTCTGTGTCCTTACAATTTTGTTTACTATATCTTTTACTGTGGCTCTTTTTTGATCTGGAGTTGCATCTTTAAATGCAGGTCTTGCTAGTGAACCCTCAGTTCTATCCATATATGTATTTAACTCTTTAATTATTTTAGGCAGTGAAGTTACAGTAATTATATTGTCGTATTGTTTAATTCCCGTTCTTGGAAATAATCTAAAAGGTTCTAACCTTAAATTATTAAATAGTTTTTCTACTCTGGTTCTGTCTGGTGTTACTTTACCTGCTGTAAATACCTCCATAAATTTATATCTTTTTGGAGGGCCAGGTTTTAAGTATTGTTTTGCTAGAGGTAAAGTCTCTCTTAAATAAGGTATTTTATTTTGGATTTGACTTACAAAATTATCTACACTTATTCCTACTGCATTTTTAAATTGATTAGTTAAAGTTTGTTCGTCTTCTGGTGCTACAAACTTTTCTTCTGCAAGAGGGTCAATAGCAGCATTAGGATCTCTAGCTTTTCTAGATTCGGGTAAGAATATTTCTACATAATCAAATGGAGTTTTTAAAACCTGTAAAGGTCTACCTGTTATATCAGCCATTAATTTACCAAAAGCAGTAGTTACATCTTCTACAGTTTTTACAGGTTCTTTAGAAAAAATATCTTGAAGTTTTTGTAGTGCAAAAACAAATCCATTAGAACCTCCTGGTATTCTCATACCTAATATGGCTTCTCCTAATTCTTTAACATTACTGTCTTTTACTTTGGGTAACGATCTTAAATTTTCAACTTGTTGTTCTGTTAAAAATCCTTTTCCGGTTTCTTTTATATAAGCATCATTTGCTGCTAGTATCTGAGGTCTTAGTCCGTCTACAATAGCTCTACTTAATTGAACTCCTACATTTAAAGGAAATATACCTTGAGTGTTAAAGGTACTACCATCTTCCATTTTTATTTCGCCAGGTTCTGTATCTACATTTTTCATTTCATTCATTATTAAATACATAAGAGCACCTGTGCCTACTATAGCTTTAGTATTATTTTGAGTTCCCCTTCTTAATAATTGCTCTCCATTTAATTCCATGCTTTTTGCTTCTGCTTTTAGCTTCTTTGCTTTCTTAGCATCAGTTTCTTTACTAGCTTTTTTAAATAACTTTTCTGCATCGTTCATTAGTTTACTTCCAACTCTCATGTCTTTCATTCCAGAAAGAGCACCGAAAGGACTTAATCTATATTGAAGTCTTAATGCATTTCCCATGAAGTTTGGAAAAGGAGTAAACATTACACTACCCAGAGGTATTGTTTCTACAAATTCAACAATGTTTGCTGTAAGGTGTTCGGCTTGAGTTTCAAAATCTTGTTGTAAAACATTTTTAGTTCTTTTAAATCTGTAAGACATAGTTGTTTTTGTTGCTTCGTCTACAGCATTTTTTAAAACTTCATTTGGTATAGCTACCTTATTAGCCATTACATCGTATATGTCTTTGTATGGCCCCTTCTTAAACACTCCTGCTTTTCTTAAATTATTTTCTACTGCAGCCATGAAAATAGCTTTTCTGAAAAAAGCATCTTGAGCCATGTTTATAGAATTAAAAAATCTAGTAACTGCCCACAACTCTTTGTTGCCAGTTTCTTGCACTGCTTGATCTAAGGTTTCTAAATATCTAGGATTAAATTCTAAAAGTTTTTCTACTTCTACTCTCGTTCTTTTAGATTGAAGTAACTTAGTTAATACAAGAGTGGAGTCTTTTATTACATCAGCTAAACCTGCCTGGTAATACTTGTAAGCTGCAAAGCCACCTTTAAAAGCACCTTGTTTATTTTTAACTTGCTTGTATACTTTTCTAGTATTAGCAATGTGAAACAAATTATTCTCTACTAAATCTGAAGCCATGTTTACAGTTAAGTTTGTTCCAGTACCTATTACGTTTCTAACTGTAGTACCCCATGCAGAAGTCAACATTACTTTAAAGTTTCTTTCAACATTCCTAATTATGTCAAAGAAAGGATTATGAATCATTGGATTATTTACTTCGCCAAATAAACTTTTTAAAGCATTTCTAGTTTCAGGATCAAACTGAGTTAATCTGGTTGTAAATTTTCTTGATAAAGAGGACAGAGCTGCTAGTCTTCTAGCACTCTCAGAGTCAGATATTCTTTGTGATTTTGCAAATTCAGTAAAGCTAAATCCTGCATCGTCTAAATCTTTTTGTAGCTTATCAGCTAGTTCTTTTGCACTAGTTCCCGATCTTGTAATAGCTCTTTCTAACACATCATCACTTACAGTATCTAAACTAGCTATTGTATTATTTAAAAAGTCAGTTACTTTTCCACCTGCTTTTAAATTTTGTTGGAAAAGTTCTTGATAATAATTAGGTTCTTCTTTTATTAATGCTTTTACAATCTCGACTGTTTGTTTACCAAACTCAGATTTTATTATAGGTGTTGTTAGAATTGTTTCAGGAGATACCTCTGTCATTTTACTTTTATCTCCAACAACAGGATGAAATAAATCTTCTATTTCTTTTTTATTCTTTTCAATAAGTTCAATTAAGTTCTCAGTCTTTTCATCCTTATCACCTCTTACTTTAGATCCTATAATTTTTTCTAATCTTAATTCTTCTGAGATATCTGGTTTGATAAGTGCTCTACTAGAAGCACCTCCCAGTATTGCATTAAATGTTGTAGCTATTGCATAGTCTAAAGGAGAAGATTCTATTTGTTCCCCTCTAGCTTGTCGTAACTCTCTGTCCATGTATACTTGAGCAGGAGCAATAGCACCCTCTGTAGTAGCACCTGCCATAAAGGATGTGCTTGTAGCTTTTGATCTTAACTGTTCTGCTTTTTTAAATGCTTCTTCTGCAGCTTTCACAGCACCAGGTTCTTTCTTAGCAAGTTCTACTAAACCTCTAGCTACTTGAGGAGATACTGGCCCTTCTAATTTTTCTAGGGCTGCTGTAGCTTTTTTTGTTTGATTTGCAAACATTTGTTTTTTAGCCCTATCCATTAGAGCTTTCTCAGCAGCTCTTACAGAACCTTTAGATATTAAACTAGCTGCTCCGAATCCTAAATAATTTAAAGGGTCTAAAGCTAAACCTTTACCATAATCATATATACCTTTTACAAAACCTTTTGCTCCTCTTGATGTAGTTAAAGGTTTATAAAAAGGTTCTGTTCTTTCTAGTAAAGCATATACATCTTTAGCATTTTCTCTTCCTTGTTTTTTCTGGTTATATGTCCAGTCTAATTCTAAATATTGTCCGACAGTATTTACATTTACAAATCTTACATGGCTTTCTAATCTTTTTACATGCTGTAATCTAGACTCACCTTCTTGTCTTTTACCCGTGTCCCCGAATCTATTCATCATATATGAATTTATTTTTTCATACTTATCAGGATCTATAGCAATCTCAGCTAATGATACATAATCTGGAGTAGGTTCCTTTAATGCAGTTTCTATCTGAACTGTAAAAGGATCCGGTACATTTAAACTCTCAATGATTTTAGATTTTAAAGATTTTGTTTCAGATGCCATTATTTAAATAAGGATTCGTATTTTGTTTTAAAGGCTTGTAAGTTTGCAGGATTAGTTTGGAATATAGGATCTTCTGCTATTTTTTCAAACAATTCATCTACCTGAGATTTATTTAATCCATAGTGTGCAAAAGGATCTTTTATTATTTCTTTTGCTTGATTAGAAACTCCTGCGACATCTACTTCAAAATCCTCAGCAGATGTACCTTGAGCTATGTTTTTGTCTTGTGGTTCAATTTTTGTTTCAGTTACATTAGGTTGGTTAACAGGAATTAAATCACCAGTTTCTACTTGTCCTCCTAAATAATCTTTAAATCTTTTTCTTATTTCTAAATCATTTATACCTGTAACTAATGTTAAATTTTCTAATGTGCTACGAGGTATAATTTCATCTTTTCTATAAGTTTCAAAAACTCTTTTTAATAATTCATTACTTGCATTTTTTTCAATCATATTAACAATATCTGCATTGGCAGGTACTAAATTATTAGTAACAGGATCTCTAAAAAAATTACTACTTCCTAATTTAGTAAAAGCTTTACTTGTAAATTCTTTTTGTAATCGTACAAATAAAGTATTTAAATTAGCTTGTGTTCTTTCAACAGTAGGTGTAGTTAATCCTCTTAATTCATTTTGTAACTCTCCCACTTGATTAGTTATAAATGAATATATTTTATTTTCTATTTCAGTTTCATCTTTTCCAAAATCTATATTTGGATTATTCTTAATAATATCTTGTTTATATTGTTGAAATAAATCATCTTTGTTTGAAATCTCTCTTAATTTATTTAATTGTAAATTAATTTCATTTTTCCTAAACTCTATTTTTTCTTTAGGTGATCTTAAATCTAATCCTTTAGGCACTCGTAAAGAAGCTAGTTTTACACCTTCATAATCTTTCGGTAATGCATACATACTACGATACACTTCAGCTTTTGATTCAGCCAGTGCTCCTTTTCTTTCTGCAAATCCTTTTGTAGCAAACCCTACTAAACCTTCTCCATACAACTTTGATATGTTTGATAAAGCTACATTTCTAGTAGGATATATTTCTGATATCTTTTCTTTAGCAAATATGTCAACATATTGTTGTGGAGTTTTTAAGTTTGGATTTAAGCCTGGAGATGTAGTATAGATACCAAACTGTTTTATATTATCTATATTACCACTTCTTACATTTTCCATAACTTGTTTATGCATTTCGGGCTTCATAGAAACAGCAGCAATCTCTAAATTATTTAGATTTAATTTATCCTGATATTCTAGCAATTCAGTCATTCTAGCTTGAGCATCAGATTTAGTTTCTAAAAACTTTTTATATCTATCTTGAGAGTCTGCTAGTTGCACTGTCAAGTTATTTTGTATTGTTTCAAGAATATCTTTTTTAGCTTCTTTAATTTGACTTGCTTTTTCTAAAGCAAAACCTGCTATGAATTGTTTAATGCTCATTCTTCTATCCTTTGTGGTCTAGCCATCAAACCTTTATCTTTTGTTTCATATGTAATTTCTGTATCAATTACTCTAGGTTTTTGCTGTTCAAAAACTTCTTGTATTAAAGGTTTCAAATATTTATAAGGTAATCTTTTTTCTCTTTCGATATCTTTATATGAAGTTACATATTTAAAATCAGCTGCATCACCAAGATACATTATTAATTCTCGTACATAAGGATTAACTAAAAATGCTACATCTAAACTGTGTATACCATTCATGGTTCCTGATGTAGTAATAAAGTCTGCTATTACTTCTACAGATAACATACTATCAAGAGATACAAGAACCATATCTTCTATATCTGGATCTAATAATTTTTCAGTATAAAAATCTATAGTTTCACCAACAGTAGTTAGCATTGCAGGATTTTCCCACGGCCTATTACCTGGCTCTGTAACTAAAGACATGCCTGGTATTGGCCCTTGTAAAAGATTTGGATCAAGCATTTTTATTATCTCCAGTTTCTTTTAAATTATTTCTCATCTTTCTTACAACAACAATAGCATCAACAATTAAATCCATATCATCAGCAGGTAATTCTTTTTCTTTCTTACCAACTTCTTTAGGAATCATAAAACCTTTTTTGTCAGAAACCTTTTCTTTCTTAACAGGTTTAGACATTCTTTCTTTTACTTGTTGCTCTATTTTTTTAATATAATTTTTCATTCTATATCCTACTTAAAATTAACCAGGAGGTGCTTGATCTAATCCTGTTGGTGTCTCTGGGCCAATTGTGTCTGTCCCTGGTGTTCCTGTTGGAACTGTTACTGGCCCTGTTGGAGTACTTGGACTTGGCCCTGTGTATCCAGGAGTGCCAGGTGATCCTGGCCCGATTGTTTGTGAGCCTGTTCCTGTCTGTGAGCCTGTTCCTGTTGGAGTGCTTGGACTTGGCCCTCCAGGAGTAGCTTGTTTACCACCCTTTAACCAATCAAAGAAAGTTGTCACTATATTACCACCACTACCTTCAAACATACCTGCACCTAAAGTTCCTAGTGCTGCCCACAATGCTCCATCTTCTTGCATGGCTGCAGCTTCTACAGCTGCTTCTTTACTTAATTGTGCAATAGCAAGATTGTTCTGTCTTTCTAATGCAGTTTCTCCAGATTTCCATGCAAACTCCATGTTGTCTCTGTATTCTTGCCAGGTATTTTCATACTCTTTCATAGTAATAGCTAAAGCATTTTGTGCATTAAACTGATTAGTTTGATTCTGAGCAGCAGTATCTATCGTAGCTATCTGTTGTCTCCACTGTGCATTAGCTTGACTAACAACTAAACCATTTGATGCATTAAACTGAAGTCTATTGTTTTCTACATTTGCATTAAACTCAGCTACAGCATTTTCCTGTGATACTCTGAACTGCTCCATGCCATTTTTTTGTTGAGCATTAAACTGTTTTACTTGAGCATCTAAAGAATCAAAGAATTGATTTACTTGATTTTCTGTAGATGCATTGAACTGTAGTCTAGCATTTTCAGCAGCAGCATCCGTAAATAAAGACTGTACAATTTGTTGTGTTTTAAATAATGCAGTTTGTTGTTCATTATTTAAGTTTGTTAAATCCATTTTTAAGAATGCTTCTGCATTTTGTATCTCTGCTTGTTGTCTATTATTTAAATTGGCAGATTCTAGATTAGCAATCTGTGCTGCCTTTGCCATTACAAGTGCTTGTCTATTATTTAAGTTAGCTAACTCTACTGTCTGTGTAAGCCTTGCATTTTCTAATGCTATCTGTACATCTGCATTAAAGTTCATGTCAGCAATATCAGCTACCCTGGCTGCATTTAATACTCTGGTTTGAAACTCCTGATCAAACTCTTGACCTAAGAACTGTGCTCTTTGTTGAGCAGTTAATACTGCAACCTGTTGTCTAGCACTAAGGTTTTGCACTCCTGCTTCAAAGACAGTTTTAGCATCCTGTGCAGCAATAGGTATTGCAGACTCCAGAGTGGCCTGTATGATCGCCTGTCCTGCTATACTTGATGCACCTAGCCCTCTTTGATTTAAGACTGCTGTGGCTGCTCTCATGCTCCCAGAGGCCCATGCAGGAGGGTTACCTGCATCAAAGTCAGTTAATAATTTATTTAACTGTCCCTGGATAGTCATATCCTCTGTAATATCTAACTGTGCAGCTTTGGCTTTATCTAAAGCTAATTCTACCTCTGCCATCTTTACAGCAGGGCCAGACACCATCTCATCAGCCTGTTGTGTTCTAGGGGGAACATTTGCTACTTGTGTAGCTTGATCTATCTTAGCTGCATTTACATTTTTAACAGCAGTGTCCGATGCAGTAACTGTTTGTGCTGTAGCCTGGGCATTTTCACTAACTACTCCAGTTTGTGCTGTTAATTTGTCAGCTTCTGCTCTTACATCTGTTTCTGTCAGTTCAGCATCCCCCATAGTTATTGCAGATGTCTTAGTAGGTTCAGTAACTGTAGATGTAGCTACAGGACTTGCACCTGCTATAGTAGATACAGCCCCTGCTGTAATATCCGTAAACTTTACTTTTTGTTCTTCAGTAGGTGTTCCTATTTTAGAAACTGTTTCATCTGTATAAAGGGGTTTAGTAGGTTTAGTAGGAGACACCGGAGCAGGTGTTTCTTCAACTGGAGTTTCTTCTGGTTGAGAAGCTCTGTATGCTTCTGCTTCTGGTGAAGCAGATACCATTGCTCTTACTTGTTTAGCTGTAAGATTTTTATCAGGGTCTAAATAATATTCTAATCCACGACCTGCTCCTGTAGCTGCAGCTCTACCTAACTCATCTACAAATATTCTTTGTACCTCATCTTCTGTTACAGGTACATCTCCACCTTGATCCATTCTTAGTTTTCTAGGCATACCACCTTTTCTAGCCATCATCTTTTGATCTATCTGAGCAATAACATTATTGTATAAAGTTTTTTTAGATTGATCAGATTCTAAAAAGTTATTGAATTGAGCCATCGGCCCGTCATAACCAATAATGTTTCTGGCTATTCTTTCTCTTTGATTGTTACTTAATCTCGTTGCTATCGTCATAGTCTTTACTCGTCTTCAACAATTATTTGTTTCTTATCTTTACCTAACCACTTTTGTACAGTCTTAGTTTCATAAATACGAATACCTGTCCATACAATGGTGAATCCTGCTGCGACTGCAGGAAGAACATCTACAAGTGCTCCTACTACAGTAGCCATAGATATACCGTCTACTACTTGTTTTGCATGTTCTACATTCATCAATAGCTCCAGATAGTAGGTCTAGGTCTTTGAGGTGTACCATTTAATATGTCTAAATGAATAAACCTACCACTTCCCTTTTGATTTACACCTATACCAGTAAATCCTAGTTGTAATGCAATACCTATAATTTGTAAAGCATCAGCTCCTCGAACTCCAATATCACAGGCATATCCTGATGCATGTGCTCCCGGCTCTTTCTTCCTAGCTTCAATAGGATGTGTAGCATCTCTGTATCCTGAAGTAATTTTAATAGGTTTACCATACTGATCTCTTAGTTGATTTATACGATCAATAAAGTCTTGATCCATATCACACTTACCAGTATGACTACATTTAAATTCTTCTTCGGTAAAATACTTGCCCCAATTAAACTGCATCATTTAACAGCCTTTTTTCTTAAACTTTTTTCAATTAAATCTGCCTGTCTTTTATGTAAATTAGATGCTTTTCTTAACTCTTTAATTAATTTACGTTGTTGTGCTACTGTTAAGTTACTCATTTTAATCTCCAAAATATTTCTTAAAAGTTTCTAGTTGATCTTCATACTCTGCAAGTAGTTTAAGCTCCCCTAATATTGCCTCTGTTATATCTGTATGCTCTGGTATTGTTTGTTGATTTTCTAATAATAGTTTTATATTTAATTTATGTTGTATTGCTTTTGCTTGTAATAAATTTATAGTATTAGTAACTAACATACCTTTCATGCTTTTGGTTCTTTCCTTTCTAATATATCGTTTATTTCATTTGATTTTTGTTTACTGCCTACACTACTACCAAAGTAATATGCTAATACCATTGTGGTAGCACTATTTAAAGCACCCAAAACATAAACTAAAATATCTTTAGCCCCTGAGTTTACATCTACATCTGCAAATATAATTACTAGAAAAAGACCAAAAGACATTGTTACTGTGCCTAGAGCAAGTAATGGTGTAACACACTTATTTAACCAACTAGCATTTTCACTAGTAGCAATAGCTGTTTCTCTTCTTCTAGCAGAATCTCTATCTGCATACTCAGCTTCTAGTTTAGCAAGTTCTCCTTTTTGCTCCATAGCTCTAAGTTCTTTCATAGCTTTAGCACGGGCAGTAGGATCGGGTATTAGTCTTTCGACTAGCTTTTCCCCAATAGGTAATAGTCCTGTTAATAAATTAAGCAACTTTATCTCCTTTACTTGCTTTATAAAACTTTTTTTCTAATTTACAACCCTTATCTGTTTTTGGTTCAAACCAATTGAACCCTCTTTTAGTATTAGCACACCAATATGTGCATAAGTCTCTTTCTATCCACTGTAGTTTGCAATAGTATTGATCTACATGTGGCACTAAGGTAGCCATCCAAAAAGCTATACTGATCATTTACTTGCTTCCACAACTGCTGTCCATAAAAAGTGACATAGATAAATTAAAACTAAAACTAAACTTCCAATAAAGATTCCCATCTTGGTGTTATATAAAAAATTCTTCCTTCTTCGCATCTGATTATAAACTTCTCGTTCTCTCTTTTTTTTAATATCCCTTCGCATCTTGATAAATTTTCTATATCCCTGTATACCTCCCCAATCTGCTGTCCAGTTTGCTGTAAAGAACTCTCGAATGTATTTTTCTTGTTCACGAATTTTTTCCTCTGCTATAATGCTATCAAATACTTCTTGAGTTGCTGATCTCTTATATGTTAATTTTTTAAATATCCCTGGTTTACTTTTCTCTTGAGAGATTACTTCTTTTACATCTTCAATATGTCCTGCCCATTTAGACAGAGTTCTATATATCTCTTCAACGTCTTTGCCTACTGCTACTGCTTTTTTGAGAGTAGTGTAGCAAACAGAGGCTGCTGACAATGCTGTGATAGGATCTATCACAACTTATTATTCTGAAGTAGTTAATATCCATCCCTGTGTATTATCTGCCTGATATGCATCTTCATCCCAACTATAATATTTACCTGCACTAATCTCTTCTTCAGTTAGTGTTGGCATAGTAATGGGAGCAGTCCATGTAGCATCAGCAGTTACCATATTCCAAGATGTATATGGTTTAGGAGGCATAAATAAATCTTGATCTACAAAGTAGGTATATCCTATACCTGCATAGTTCCCACGCATATTACCATTGTATGATGTTTGCTTCCATGTGCCACCTAGTATTTTTTCTAAATGTGCCTGTCCAATATGTTCTTTTTCAACATTACTAGCATTTGCAGTATCTTTATTTTCTACTACAAGAACTCTTAATACTTCATTTGCACTATTTAACTCTGCAAAGTGTGCCATTTTATGCTCCTATATTAGTAAACCCATGATACATAACTGTATCTTGTACCTTCAATAATTGGTGTAACTTTATGTGGGTACATAAAATTAGAAGGAAACATTAGCACTGCCCCTTCCGGTATTTTTATTTTTTCTGTTTCCCACATAATAAAGTCTCCCCCTTTATAATCTTCATTAAGACAACCTACTATTGATAATGTAGGTATACCTTTTAAACTACCATCAAATATGCTTTGTATATGATCACAATGTATTTTCATTTTTGTTTCTAGGTCATACTTATTAAACCTAACTTCTGTATATCCTGTCCATCCACCCCACCAAGAATTACACATTTTAAAATCTTTAGTTATATATTTTTCTATTACATACCATAATTTATTTTGTAAAGTTGTTTTAATAACTGAGTCTAAATAACCCATATCAAATTCATTTTCATAACTACGATTTCTATTACCTTTATATTGATAAAAATAATGCTTTTTCCATTCTATTTTTTTTAATTCTTTTATTGTAGAAGTACAAAAATCTTTATCAAAAACATTTTCATATACTTTTACATAGTCCCTGATATTGCTTGGTATCACAAATGCAATCCAGTAAGTTCTGTATTTTCTCCTATAGACCCTTTAATAAATGTATTAAAAGATAAACTAATTCTTTCTTTACCAACAACTTTTTCAACCATGTGAATTAAGTCAGAAGGAAAGATAACTAAATCATTTGTTCCTGTTTCAAACCACCAACTTTCACTATTAAAAAGGTTATACTCTTTTGCAGGTATTCTTATTTGTTTATAGTCTTCTTTAAAAAAATAAATTTTATCTTTTGCTTTATCAGCTTGAACATAAAACACACCAGATATAAAACTATTTGGATGAGCATGTTTATGATGAAACTGACCCTCCTTAGTATAGTTGCACCATGATTGAGTTATATAAGGTTCAACACTATTTTTAGGGGCATGTATATTTTTAAAATAGTCTTTTAAACATTTCTCAATAAATTGTTTTATTTCTTTCATTTCTCTGTTTTTTAAAATATTATTATCTATAGATGTTGTATTTCCTGTGTTGCTTCTTGTCTCTTGTTCAACTAAAAACTTTATTTCTTTTTCTGTAATTCCTTTATATTTAAAAAATGTAACCGCAGTCGGAAACAACGAATGTGTCCTCAATCTAACGCCCCATTTACATGTTCTTGCATTTTAAGTATTTCTTTTTTTTGTTCTGGTTTCCAAATTGTATTTATAGAATCTTCAAACTCTTGTGCTTTTTTTTGTACTTCTTTTATTTCTTCTATTGAAGGGCATGGTCTATCATCTTCCCATCGAGTAAAAGTAGAGTTATAAATTTCCCACTTTGCACCTGGTCTTAGCATTTCCATTGCACTATCAATTCCAGTAAGTCTATAAATTTTATCTTTTGGTTTTATTTCCATTAAAATTCCTATGTATTCATTTTTATTATAACAACTCCTGAACCGCCATTACCACCTGGGCCTCCATTACTAGCACCGGGGTTAGAGCCACCTCCTCCACCGCCACCACCTTTAGCATCAACGCCTTGATCTCCGGGGTCTGTTGAATTTTGTGCTCCACCATCTCCCCCTCCACCATTACCTCCTACACCATGTGGGCCTGGAAGTGTGCCACCACCCCCACCTCCACCTGCATAGAAAACACTAGAGCCAGTTATACTTGAAGCAAGACCATCTCCACCATCTCCACCACCGCCACTTAGAGCACCCCCATTGCCACCTACGGCACCGGCTCCACCACCACCGCCACCTGCACTATAAGGGCCTCCGGGAGTTGTTCCACCTGCATTGCCTTGACCTGGAACTCCTGCAGGTGCTCCGGCTGAAGTAGCATCTAAACCAACTCCTCCACCTGAACCTCCAGTATTTCCTGCTTGTATATATTGTCCTCCACCTCCACCACCAGTAGAGGTAACTGAGCTAAGTGTAGAATCACTTCCATTAGTACCATTAAATCTTACTCCTGTAACACCTAGTTTTCCTATTCCACCTGCTCCTACTGTAATTGTATATTCTGTTCCTGATGTTATTGATAAAGAAGTTCCAGTAAGCATACCTCCTGCACCTCCACCACCACAACTACCACCACCTCCTCCTGCAACTACTAAGTAATCTACAGAAGATACCCCATCAGGAGCTTTCCATTTTGTTGTACCCCTAAAAGTTAATGGTGTTGCAAGGCTAGGAAGCACATACTTTATAACCACAATACCAGAACCACCATTACCTCCATAATCAAAACCACCACTAGGAACATTACCACCTCCGCCACCACCACCTCCAGTGTTAGCTGTAGCATTAGTACTAGATTGTCTAGCAGATGCAGGATGACTATTTCCAGTTGTTGTTCCAGGGCCACCGCCACCAGAACCTCCAGTTCCTGCAGTACCTCCTTCTGTTCCACCGCCACCTCCTCCTGCATAGGTTACAGAAGAACCTGTTATATCACTAGCTGTGCCAGTACCTCCATTACCTCCTGTGGCAGGAGCAACTCCTGCAGCTCCAACTCCGCCTGCACCACCTCCACCACCAGAATGTCTACTAGTGGCTCCAACCCCACCATCATTACCTTGTGAGGGGGTTGTGCTTGGAGTATTACCTGCACCTGCAATTGAAGTGCCACCACCGCCATTACCACCTCCAGAACCTCCATCTGCACCTGCTCTAGAATCAGGGCCAGATACGTTAAAACAACCACCTCCACCACCACCATTGGAAGTTATTGTACTAAATATTGAATTATTGCCGGCACTTCCTATAACAGCAGCAGCTTCTGAACCAGTGCCTCCTGCCCCTACTGTTATTGAATAGTCAGTTCCTGCAGTTACAGAGAAGCCTGTACCTACTCTAAAACCACCTGCTCCTCCACCACCTCCTATTTGAGATCCCCCTCCTGCACCACCTGCAACTACAAGATAATCAACTTGTGTAACACCAGTGGGTGCAGTCCATGTAGTACTAGCTAAAAAACTTTCAATAATTGTAGATCCGCCTGCAGCTGTTGCAGTACTAAAATTAGAAAATAGTAATTGATGGATACCAGTCATTATTCTACTCCTGAAACATTACCAGTAAGAATAGCTAAATCTGCTGTATATGTAAACATAATACTTGCAACTCCATTTGCATCTAATGTATGTGAAGCAGTAGCTGCTAAATCTCCTGCTTTAACTGCATTAACAGCAGTACAAGCTAGTGTAGCAGTGCATCCATTTACAGATATGATAGATATTATATCACCTACAGAGAATACTCCTGTAGGAACAGTTACTGTAACATTAGCTGAATTAATTGTAACTTGATTTCCGGCATCTCCTATTGCTAATGTATAAGCTCCTGATACTTTAGTGCTTAAAGGAATATCTCTTAAATTACCGTCTTGATCTGATACTGTTGAACTTCCGGTTATAGTATTAGTTACAGCTAATGTTCCACCTACTGAGGCATTGCCACTAACATCTAGTGTACCATTTGCTGATACATTTGTAATGTCAGTATCACCTGTAACTGCTAGAGTTCCTCCCACAGAAGCATTGCCACCAACATCAAAAGTACCACTAGCTGAAAGATTAGCAACATCTGTGTCTCCTGTAACTGCTAATGTACCACCTACTGAAGCATTGCTTCCTACATCTAAAGTCCCTTGTATATCTGCGTTAGTACCTGCATTTAGTGTTCCTGCTGAAGAAACACTAACAGCCGAATCAATGGTAGCTCCATTTATTGCAGGGCTAGTTAAAGTTTTATTAGTTAACGTTTGTGTACCTGTATCAGAAACTAAAGTAGCATCTGAATTACCTATAGTGCTACCTCCAGGTAGTGTTAATGTATTAGTAGCTCCTAAAGAATGATCTGCTGCAGTTATTTTTTGTCCATGTGAATTAACAGCACAATTAAGCTGTACCTGTCCTTCAGTAGAACCAGACCCTTTAATTTCAAATATTTGTGTAGCAGGGTCTACTGTTAAGTTGCCTGATGTATTTTTAAGATCCCCGTCAACTGTATGTGTACCACCTACAGAAGCATTACCAGAAACATCTAATGTACCATTAGCAGAAAGGTTCGTAACATCAGTGTCTCCAGTTACTGCAAGAGTGCCACCTACAGATGCATTACTACTTACAGCTAAAGTACCATCAGCCGAAATAGCTCCTGTAGTTGTTGCACCATTTACATTTAAAGTACCACCTACTGAACCATTACCTGCAACGTCTAATGTGCCACTAGCAGATAGATTTGATACGTCTGTATCTCCAGTTACAGCTAATGTACCACCTACTGAAGCATTACTTTGTACAGACATAGTAGACTCAGTATCAACAGCACCACCTATATTAAGTGTGCCACCAACTGAAACATTACCAGTTACAGTAGCAGCATCTGCTGACATATTATCGGTGTTAATTACACCATCAATATATAAATCTTTCCATTCTTTTGTGCTTTTACCTAAATCAGTAGCACCATCTGACGCAGGAAAAATTGCACCTGAATCAACCTCTACTTCTTGTGATGGGCCTAGCTTTTGTATTGGGCCACCTTCAGCAGCAGTGCCATCATGTGTATGCCCATCGGTTGCAAATGCACTTACTATCGCATCAAATTCTCCATCAAAATCTGCTGCGTTAATAACATTACCGTCAGCAATATTATTACCTGTATCGTTTCTAGTATAACCTGTTCCCATAATAAAAATCCTTATCGTCTATCAAAAGTTCCAAATTCTAAAACTGCAGCATCTAATGAATATGGAGGAAATGTATCACTTGATGTAAACTGTAGTGCTACATTAAATCCAGACCCTATTGTTTGTGTAGTAAATATTTTTTTTAATTTACCACCAAATGTAGAGGTTCCAAAAACTGATGTGCTTCTTCCATAAATTGAAACCTCTTGTGTTGTATTTGACAAAGTAATTGGTGCAGGTTGTATTGCATCATCTTCATCAAAATCAAATTTTAAATTTACTATAGTATTAATACTACCTACAGGATCTGTATACAAATGTAACTTATAAATAGTTTTTCTAAGTTGTGGATCATTTAATGTAACAAATGGTGTAAAAAATGTAGCTTCGATATTATTACCATCTAAACTATTACCACTTTCCATTTTATAAACATATCCACCTGCGTTAGAAAACAAAATAGTTTCTGTTGAATTAAACATATCACTATCTGCAACAAATGCTTTAAATCCTCTTAACTCAGCCCAACCAAAAAAACTACCCTCTGTTCCTGCTAATTGTGTCCCTAATATTCCTGTAGCATTACTTTCTGAAACATTAGTATTAAAACCTAACAATCGGTATTGTGATTTACCTTTGATTGTTATACTATCAAAACTTGTATTAGCTGTAATTAAATCTGTAATTTCTTTTTGTATATTTTTAGATATTACTGCTAAATCAAAGTCTCCAATTTTGTCTGTAGAACTTAATGATCTAAGTCCATCTGGCCCTAAGAATACTACATCACCTGCAACTTCTTTAATAGTATCTGAATCTACACAACCAATATTAGTTGTTATAGGTTGTAATACAAAATCTGCGAGTGTATTACCAACTAATCTTTCTATTTTATTTTCACTAAATATAATTAGTTGTTCTCTAAAAGCTATTAGTCCAGTTATATCTGTACCTACACTTATATTTCCTGCACCATTAGCAGGATTAAAATCATTATCTGTATAAGGTGATGTAAAACTTAATACATCTCCCTTTGCAAAAAATAAATGATTTTTAAAAAATGCTATATGTGATGCACCCTCTATATCATCAGGAGCACTTACTAATGGTACATAGTTTGTATTATCATATGTAAATGGATAATTAGAACCATCTACTCCTGCTATTTTTTCTGTTAATCCTATTCTATATTTAACAAATCTTTGTTTATTTATACTAGTTTTATCACTAGTTAAAAAAGTAATTGCTGCTCCATCTGCAGGGCTACTAGCTAAATTTGGAGTTATACTCATAGTAGTTCCACCACTTGTAACTGTAGGTGTTCCTGCCACTGTGTACACTAAAGTTACACCTGCAATTGTAAAAGTATCTCCTGCTTGTGGAATAGATGTTAATCCATCTATGGCTAAGTTACCACCTGTTTGACTTGCTCCATTTACTACAGGTGTACCATATTGAGTAACATTTATTCTAGTCCAATTACTACCAGTAGATTTATATAAATGATTATTTCTACTAGCAATAGAAGAACCTCTCCATGCAGCTAACCCTGTAACACTACCTCTATTAGTTGTAAAAGTTACATCTGCTTGATCTGCAGGTGAACTTGCTAAACTAGTTGATAATGTAAGTGTTGCTCTTTTAGTTGCAGTAGCCCAACTTACACCACTAACTGTATATGTCCCTGTAACTCCTGCTATAGTAAATGTATCTCCGTTTTCAGGGGTTATATATAACCCTGCTACAACTAATGTTGTACCTGTTTGACTTGCTCCATGAACTTTAGGAGCACCAAATGCAGGAACTGTATTAGTATCAAATTTACTATAACCTAATACTTTTCTATAACCACCCTCTACTGAGGGTTCAAAGTTTCTTAATAATCTAGCACTACCAGGTTTTTGTGAACCTTGTTGTAATGGTGATAAATTACTTACTAAACCTTCTTTAAACTCGAAAGCATATGTTTCTAATCTATCTGCCATTTATGAAGCCAATCTGTAAACATATGTACTTCTCTGTGATCTTGTTAACATAGTAGATCTAACATATGTGTTTTCATTTATAAGAACAATTCGCATGTTCTTTAATCCTGCTTGAAACTTTTCTTTTGCAACTAATGCATCTTGTGTATTACCTCTAAACATATAAGCATAATACATAGAACCATCTACTATTACATTTCTATATATTTCTGGTATCTTTGGTACATCTGTGCTATCTGTCATTTCAACACTTGTTAAATAATATTCATACACAACTGTATATGCTTTATCTGGTGCAGGTGATAATACATATTCTAAGCCTGGAGCTTTAGATACAAATACAGGAACATTATATAAACTGGTATCTGATGTATATTCTTGTTCTACAAATCTTTCTAAATACTCTTCGTATCTTAATACTTTTAATTTTTGAGTTCTATTATTTAGTGTATCACTTTCTTTAATTCTAAAAGTCTCAAAGTCTACTACAGTAGAGTTTGCAGGAAAACTATATCTACTTACTCCTGTAGATAAAGTATCTTCTTGCTCTACAAAATTATAAGGCCAATGTGGGTACTCTTGATCTATTTCTTGTATTGCTGCATTCACACTATCTTTAACTTGTGAATGAAAACCAGAAGCTGTAGAAAAATTACTAGTAGTAAGCTCTACCTCATTAAGTCTTCGATTAACTTCATTTACAAGTCCTAAATAATTATATGACATTAAAATTCCTTAATAGGTAAAGTAACAGATCGTTCTGCTATTGTCCCACTTGTATCAACTATCTGACAATGTAATTTATATTTTGTATTATTTGTACCTAATCCTAAATTAACAGTAGCAACTGTATCAGTCTTAGATACTCCTACTAATTGTAAATTATTTATAATACTACCTGTATTAAGTTGAGTCTTTACACCAGATTCATTATCAACAAACCATGTAACCTGATCTATAGTTGCTTGACTATTTAAATATCTAGACCAATCCATACTAAAATCTACTGTTTCATCTGGATCTTTACTGGGCCATTTAAGAGACATATTATGCTACCTTTACTGTTCTATCTGCATTATTACTTCGTCTATGTACATAAACTGTTCTACGTCTTTCATAATTATCTTTAACAGTATTAAAGTCAAATGCTACAGGTGAAATTATTGGTACTCCAACTTTTGCTATTGTTCTTACACCATTAACATTTACTGTTATACTTGTACCTGTATCTATTGCCTCTGTAAGTACGTTACCAACTGCACCAGTAGCAGACACTCCTGTTGTATCAACTGCTACATTTTGTTGTCCATATCTGTCTGTACCATATACAGCAGTTCCATATCTGGCTAATGTAACAGACATTTATTTACTCAACTCTTAATATAGCTGATGTACCATCTGCTGTAGGAAAACTAACAGAAAAGTTACCTGCAACAGCAGTTTGGTCTGCACTAAAATCTAACACAGCTACTGCATTTGTAGTTCCTGCAGTGCCGTCAGTAGTTGCATTATATATTAATCCACCTCTAGCTGTAATAGATACAGCAGTAAATATTGCAGTTGCAAAGTTTGTAATGCCTATTGTACCATCTGCCGTAGGATCTACTTTAGTAAGTTCTATACCACCAGAACTATATCCTGCACCTACTACCTCTCCAGAAGTTGTAAAGTTTGTAGTACCTGCACTTAATGTAGCTGCAGCCGAATACAAAGCAAGTTTAAAAGTGTGACCTGCAGAATTAAAGTCATGTTTACCTTCAAGAAGTTCTTTCTTGAAAGAGGTACACATAGCTTGTGAAATTGCCATCTTTAATCCTTTATAAAAAAAATGGGTAGCCCTATCCCTTAGAGCCACCCATACAGTTTACTTAATTAGTAATTAAGCTAATTGGTCACGATCTACTTCATCTGGCCCTAGATCGTTTGATACATCTTGCATGACAGCATAGGCTCTCCAAACTCCAGAAGTAGGATAAGCACTACCTCCTGATGTTAAAAGAACGTCAATAGTGTCATCTGAAGCAACAACCTGTGGTTGATATGCAGCAGGTAGATTTGTCATGTCACCTGTTGAATTACTGTCACAATCAAATCCATCTACGAATGCATCAACGTCTGTGCCTGTAATTCCAATATCAATATTGAAATCACCGTCACTTGGAGTTACTATCTCAAGTCCTGCAGCCCAAACCATTGTTTTAGCAGGTACGTCGATTACCTCAAGTACGTCAGAAGCTGCTAATGCTGAACCTTTAGTGGTTGTTGCAGTAGCAAGATTAACGTCAACTTCTACTTTGTATGGCTCCTTGCGGATAGCACGACTTGGGTGCGTACCTGCATTGATACCATTTGATACGTCAACTGTAGCCATTTTCTATCCTCCTATTAAGCCACGTTATATTTAGCTGTGACAAGTGCCTCAGGTCTTAAAATCTTACGACCATAGAGGTGCATACCACGCACGATGTCAGCAAAGCTGTCTGGATCACGATAGCTTTCTGTTTTGCTTACTTGTTGAGCAGTAGCTACTGCAGATCCATGTCCTCCAACAATTACACCAAAGTCAGTGTTTTGGTTAGCCTTACCACCTGTAGCAGGGCCACCTCCTACTGTTGGCAAGTTGTTAGAGCTATAAACTTTGAATCCATGCAGATTATTTATAACTAAGCCGTTTTGTAAGCCAGAGCCACCATAATCTGAATTTACTAGTCTACTGTCTTCATCTCTAAGTAGCTCTAGGAATACAGAATCAACAACTAACCAACGATCTGCTTTATCTACAAACTGTTGATCTAATAGTCTACCCATACGAGAAATAACTTGTAATGGAGATACAACATCATTAGGTAACGATGTAGCTCCAGGTAAACGTGTTGCTAATGGAATAGAGTGATCTCCTGCTGAACCTGTAGTAATTTGAGAAAAACTACCTTTATTTAAAACCATAGAACTTAGAAGTTCGTTAGAACCTGCAGATGATACTGCATTAGTTCCAGGTGATGTAGTTCTCAAACTATCAGCATTACCATGCTTTACTGATTGCTCAAAGCCACAAAGATACCCAAGAACGTCCTGATCATACTGATCTCTCAAACGATAAGCAGCACGATCTGAAGCCAAAGACATGAAGTTTACATGACTGTGTGCAGCCTCGATATCATCAATCTTAAATGCATAATAGTTAGATTGATCAACAACAAGTGTAAAGTCCTCATCGTCTAAGTCTTGAGCAGTGATTTGAGTTCCTCTAGCATAAGATTGAACAGAAACCTCTGGTTCTTTAATTATTTTTACTGAATCACCCATGTTTGCAATCTCACCAAAGTAATCACTATTGGTGATATCTTCAACAACAGATGACTTACGGAAAGCAAGTTGCACCTGCTTTGAGTAAATAATAGGGCTAAAATTACCGTTAGGTAGATTTTGATACCCCGTTGCCTTAGGGAAAGCCATCTTAAATCTCCTTAAAAAAGTGTATAAGCAATTGAACGCATAACTTACACAATTCTTTTTGGGGCTGTCTTTTATTGGTGCATACTACTTAGCTAGGTAGTATGGGCAATTAAGTCTCAGGTAATCCTTAAATTGTTCGTTGCGTTGTCTTTATTTTAGCTACGTCCTTGGTAACACACAAAGTGGGCAAGGTATAGCTAGACCTATATTGACTTACAGTTCTATCGATAAATTCTTGATTGTCAAGTATTATCTAGCAGAACCAGTCAAATCATAGATAAATTTCCCTGATCTCATAGCTGCTATGATTTCATCCTGTTTAGCTTCATATTCAGCAGGTTGCATTCTTTCTACTTCAGATTCTCTAAATGTACCTGTGTCTGCCCTAGCTTCAGGAGATTCCTTAGAAGAAACCTTCACAGATTTAGCAGCCTCTTTTTCTACTTCTCTACTGGATTTCTTACCAGTAATACCCATATCTGCTTTGTATAAGTCAATAGCCCTAGCAGCAGACATAGCATCATGTTCATTTTCATACAAAGCTTTCTGCACCCATTGTGGCTGTGCTTCTACCCAGTTATGAAACTCATCTTGATCTCGAATTTCAGCAAAATCAGGATGTCTTTTTAGCAATTCGACTTCTGCTTTTTCTCGCAGTGCATCATCTTGCATATCATTAATCTTTTTAATCCTGTCTTCTAACTCTTTTGCCTGTTCCTGTGATTTCTTAATAGCTATTGTTTCAACTATTTTAGCTACATCAGGATACTCTGTTGCCCATGCTTCTAGTTCTTCTTCACTCTTAGGCAACTTAATCTGTTTCTTTGTAGCTGTATCTAGTTGAGATTTAAGCTCATCAATCTGCTTTTGAAGATCTCCTTCTTTCTTTTGTGAGTGTCTTCTTAAATCACCGTATCTTTTTTTAAAAGTTCTTTCTTCAGCACTTTCAGGTTCAGGCTCTTCTTGTTTTTCCACTACTTCCTCTTCAACTTGTTGTGCTTTTTTTAATTCTTCTAATTCTTTTTCCTCTTTTTTTATTTTATCTTCTTTTGTATTTCTCTTTGCAAATCCTACCACTTTTTGTTTTTCTACTTCCATAGCTTGTGCTTCAGCCATTTTACTTCCTTTCACGTTGGGGCTAACCGTAGCCTGTAAGGGGGAGTTAGGTAGCCAAGTTAAACTTCTTCTTCCTCTTTCTTCTTCTTAAATAAATTTTCAGCTTGCTCTTTTAGTGGATCAATAGCTTGTTCCTGTATTGTTTGTTTTATAGGGTCTGCTACTTTTTTTCTGAATATCTGTTGTATTGGTTGCTCAACAATAATATTTTTAAGTTCTTCGGCAGTTAATGGTCTACCTCTTAATGTAGCACCAGTATATGCACTAGATAATTTTAATACAGTATTTTTAAATAAATCATAACTTTCAGGTCTATCTGCAAATCTAGCTTTAAATTTAGAATCTATAGAGTTTCCTACTACCGTAGGAACACCATGAATTAATAAAGTTTCTTTAAATGTATCAAAAAAATCTCCACCCTGTGTAACAGAAAATATTCCATTTCTAACACTTAATGAAGTCAATCCCATAACATCATCATAAGATAAATTTGTATTGTCTGTTATTAAAGATATATCTTCTGGGTCTATTAAGTTTTCAAAAGCACTAACTGTTAAACCTTCTGCACCTCCTGCAACAGCATTCTTAATTATTGCATCTTTAACATCTCCACCAAATATTAAGGCATCTATACCTCCCATTGCACCTCTACTTATAGCTTTACCTGCTATTCTAGAAAAAGTACCATCGGGAGAAAAGCCAAAAGATTCAGCTATAGACTTTCCTAAATTTGCATCTAGATATTCTCCAACATAAGGTTTTATTGCACCGGATAAACCACCTTTAAAAAAGTCACCCCCTGCTAGTTCCGACATTGTGCCTTCTACTAAAAAGTTACCTGCAGCTACAGCTGCCTTACCACTTAGCCCTAAACTAGCTCCTATATTAGCAGGTACACCCATACTCATCATAGCTATACTAGCTATCATCATCGGGCCTGTTAAATCGGTTGCTGTATCTGCATACTTAGGAAATAATATGGCTTGATCGTTTTCATCAAAAGCAATCATGTAATCTGCCATACCTTCTACACTAGTAGTGTTGCCCCATCGTAAACCTTTTCTAGGGTCATCTGTATCTGTTCCATATCCTAGAACACCACCATACTTACCTTGTACAACTTGCTCTCCAGTTTCTTTATTAATTAAAACTCTATTAGAGCCTGTCTTTACTTTACCCGTAATAACTTTTTCTGTAGAAGTTTGACCAAATGCTTGTTGTTTAAAAACTTCTGTTTCTTGTATATCAGTAGCTTCAACTTCTACTAATTTCGTACCATAGCCACCCATCCCCACTGGTTTACTTAAATCTTTAACGGTTCTATAATACTTATCTCCTTTTTTAATTAATTTTTCCTCTGTTATAACATCTGCTTCTTTGTATCCTAGTTGTCTTAAATCTTTTATACCTGCACTTCTTAAATCTTTAACCATGTGCTTTTGTATAAAACCTACATCTCCTTGCTTTGGATATTTATATCCTCTTTTACCTAGCAAATCAAATTGATGTGCAACTTGTTTTGTTAAGTTGTCGGTAGCCTGTTGATCGTCAAACATAGAGTAATCATCCGGCCCAATCATAAAACTCTCTGCTTGCATCATTTGTTGTGTTTGCGATGATGTAGTAACTCCTGGAGTAGAAGTTTTCATTCTAGCTAGAATATCTTCTGTTGTCTGACCTTTAAGTATTGATTTAGGGTCTAGAGGGTTTGTTGTCATTGAACTGTTTTTTCTTCTTCAGGTTGGGCCATTCTAGCTTCTCTTTCAATTTCTCCAATAATATCGTCAATGTCCGTATCAAACTCTCCTGTGTCATCTTCTACTGCTTCCTCCGAATTACCCATCTGTCCCATCCTATCCATCTTAGCAAGTCCTGCTTTAGCTTCTTGCCTTAACTTCATAAGATTATCTAACCCTATAAATCTTACCACATCCGCAGGAAATACAAACTCACCTTCACTTAACTGTGCAGGTATATCATCTCGTACTTCTTCCTGTGTAGAACCTACTGGTACATCATTACCACTTACAGGGTCTACTGTACCACCTTCTTGATTTAACCCACCTTCCTGCAATAATTTTTTAGTTTGGTCTTTCACAAAACCTCCTTCTTCATATACTCTTAAATCATTAGGATTTTTTTGATTTAATCTAAATACATATTTTTTTATTTGTTTTTTAGTTGCTTCATCAATTTGTCTTACATCAACAAACTCATCATTTTTTAATTGCACTATATATGGCATGTCTTCAAATTCTACTTTTCTAGATCCTTTTGCTAAAACTAAATCTCCTATTTGAATAACATCAGATGCTTCTAAAATAGGTTTGCCATCTACTTTGTCATAAAAAAAACTACCTCTGTCAGGATTCATTCCTATTTGTAACCAATTATTTGGCTCTTTAGTTACTGCATCATCTGCTAGTTTTTTAGCATCAGTTGGAACATGCGGTATATATTCACCGTACATTCTAGCAATTGTAGTTTTACCTACATCTACAGTTTCTCCTGTAGGTTTAACTCTAGATCTTTTTGCTATATTAAGAGCCTGTTGAGCAGTGCCTAATAAAACAAACTTGACATCTTTTAATAAAACAGTTGAAGCATATGCTAAAGGATCTCCACTTACCCCTTTATGTAATGATGCTACATGAACACCATATTGATTATAAGATGGAATATCTAATCTTGCAGAAATCATTATCGGCTCATTAGATTTAAATTGTTTTATGTAATTATCAAACACAGGAGTTTTAGTAAAACCCACTACTCCTTTTTTTTCTAGTTGATCTTTTTTTAAAGCTACTGTTATATCTCTATAAGTTTCTGGTTCTTGTATTAAAGAATTATTATTTTCGTCAACTAACCTTTTAGGCTTTATTGGCATTAGAGAAAAACTTTGATTTCTAAATTCTTCAGCAGTTATTTTACCTTCGTCTAATTTTTTAGCTAACTCTACATTTGATTTTTTTACAGATTCTGTATCTAGTTCTTCAGTTTTATATTTACCATATCTAACTTTATCTTCACCGAAAATTTTTCCTGCCTCTTCATTTTTCTTTTTTATATCAGCTTCTATTTTTTTTAAATCAGTTGGCATTCCTGTGTTTAGCTTAGTTTCTTCAACTACTTCTACTAATGCTTTTTTAGGATCTTTTAATGTTTCAACATTTATTAATTCATTAATATCTTTTTTTACAGTATCTACTGACACATCAAGTTCAGGCTTTATTATCTCAGGTGTTGCAGGAGCTTGTACAGGCACATCTGGTTCTAACACCATATCATCTGTTTTTGCACCTAAACTTTTTCTTGTTGGCTTAACTGCTTGCTTAACACCTGTGGTTATTATTTTTGATAATACACCCATTACTTTTTAGTCTCCAATGCAGAGTTTACTTGATCTCGTAATCCTCTTAAATATTTAAGCATTTGTATTGCACCCTGTGCTTTATATATGTCTACAGGATCAGTAGCCTGTTCCATAGTTCTATGTTGCGACTCTATGAGCATATCTAAATGCTCGTTAAATGCACCCCAACTATTAGGTTGGTTGACCAGTCCCTTCAGCTTGGGGAGGTACTTGCTCTGTTGGTTGTTGCTCATTTCCCGTAAATCCTTGTTCTCCTGGTACAGGTACTTGTCCTATACCAATGTTGCCTCCCCCTGTTCCTGCGGTATCAGCTACATTAGGAACACCTTGTCCCTGTGGTTGCTGTCCTTGGGGTGGTGGGGCAGGGGGCTGTTGTTGTTTCATCAGTTCAGCTTGCCTTGCAGCTTCTTCTAAACTGTTCGTTACCTTGTCAGGATCTAACTCCATTGACTTGGCTATCTCTCTTATGATGTAAGGGAATTTTGCAAACGGCATCAATGCAGGATTACTTGCTACTTGCAAGAACTGCATTAGTCTCTGGCTTCGTACTTCATTCGCCATCAAACTTTCCGTACCTCTGGCTTTTACTTCTAAGTCACCTTTGATATCTGGGTCATAGTCAAACTGCATATTAAAACTAAAGAATGCTTCACCAATAGGTCTTAGCAAATAGTCATCGGTATTTTTAATTACAGTTTTAATAGAACCGGATGCAGCATTCATTAACATACTAATACCACTTGCAGTTCTACCCACACCCATTACACCTGTTTGTCCATGTGCAAACGATGGGAATCCTGTAGATTCATCTGCAAGCACTCTTGCTTTATCAAACAACTGCATGTTTTCATTTGATACATTTGGAAACTTAGTTCCAAAGATACCTTGTCCCGGAGCACCTCCTTGTCTTCTAAATACTTTTCCTGGATATACAGATAAGTCCTGTCCAGGTACAAGGTTTGTCTCATCTACTTCAAAGATAAGATTACCAGATAAGACCGCATTATCGACCGCCATACGCATGAAACCATTCATCAAAGTTTGTGTATCGTCCATGTTTTCTGCGATACCGATCCCGAATAAAGAGTAGGGGTTTAATTCGTAGGGTACAGCATAATACGGAATCTTTGCAGGTTTAAATGGATTTAATACTAATCTTAGTATCTTGCCATTACAAACCCATATGTTAGCTTGCAGCTGATCTATGTCTTGTAAATCTTCTGGTATCTCTACTTCGTTTTGTTCTAGTAATTCTTTATCTACTGCTCCCCAAAACTCAAGCACTTCAAATCTATCTACACCTTTATCAACTTGATAGTCACTAAGGTCATCTTCCCAATACTTCTTGTAATAAGATTCTCCTAAATCAATTACCTCATCAATCACATTCGTTCTAAAGAATGGTCTTTTCTTTAGTGCTCTCATTTGAGAACGACTTAACTTATGTCTCTCAACAATATACTCTGCTTCATCCATGTTATTAGCATCCGGGTCTGGATAAAAATTCCAAACACTTACATGCGATGTAGATGGTACAGTTTTTATTGTAGGATTATATTCCCCATCTTCATCCCAGTTAGGATATTCTTTGTCCGTTGCAAATGGGCCTTTCATTACACCTGTACCAAACAGTGCCATTTCAAATGCTGTAGATCGCAACTGCTTCGATGCATTACTTTCATCAAGCTGATCCATGATTTTCTTTTCCATTCTTTTCGCAGCAACTTGTGCAGGAAAAAATGTTATAGCACTTGGTGTAACCCCTGGGCCTTCTTTCAAGTCGGGCATTTTTGATAGTGACTCTTTCAATGGGCCTAGCCTATCCATTAGAGAATATATAGTAGCCCCAGGCGGTAATCTATCTCCACCTCCGTATCCATATAAAGATTCCATAGATTTTATAATCGGAGGCATTTTTGTAGCTTGTTCTTCTTTAGGTGCTTTCGGGTCAAAGTGTACCGAATCTACTATACCTTCTGGAAGAACACTAGGTTCAATACTGATTGGAAATGTATTGTTAGAAAACAGTACATCTGTAATTTGATTATAAGCTGCTAAAACTTTTGTCTTAGTTACTTTGATAAACACACGACTTTTTTCTGTTTCAGTAAACTGGACATCTGGCCCATAAATACCTCGATAGTTTCTATATGCTCTTAGCCATCTTTCTTCATCTATTCTTCTAGAATCTTCTGCTTTAGTATATCTTTCCATGACATAAGTAATCATGGCATCAACTACTTTATCCTCTTGAAATGCATCTTCATCTTTATCGTCTAAAGCAAATTGTTTATCTTCTGTATAATCTTCCATTTTTATCCTTAATATCCCATTACAGGATCTGATGGTGTAAAGCTAGATTCTTTTGCTGTTGCAGGGTCATAGTCCCACAAGTTTGATCTAGGTCTACTCATTACTCCATATCGTAAAGCATCGTACAAGTGATCCTCTGATTTTGTATCTATATCCTCTGGGTTCCTTTTATCCAAAGGTATAATAGGTAACTGTGCAATTAAATTTGTACAATTACTAGTTATAACTAATCTTGGCTCTTCTGTAAACTCATCTACTTGCAATCTACTGTGTATCTCGTTTTTACCTGCTACACGACTACCACCACTTCTATCTGATGGCCTCCATCTACA